CGATCTATTTTCGCTTCCAGTTGATCAAGTGTCGAAGACTTGGATGCCTCTGGGTATACAGCAACATTAGAATAAATTCTCTTGTATTTGTCATCGCGCTCTATCAGAGTTCGAGGTACTTTTGCTGCTGCTGCGATGCGTGAAATAATGGCACCTTCTGATTTGTACAGCTGTTCTTTTGGGACAAACATATTGTGAATGGCCAGACCAGTTAAACCGAGAGCTCCAAGTGTCAAAAGACCTGCCGTAACAGGATCTCTTTCCACTTTCTTCCGCATATCACGCAAGATATCGGAAACTTTTGCTCGGGTTTGTCCGATCAAATCAACAGCTCTATCACGCCAAGGTCGATCTTCCGGGATGAAATCATCATCTGTTGGCACAGCGTCCAAACCAAAAGTGAAATCATCAGGAGTCAGTGGTTTATCCGAGAATTCCTTAGTAATTAAATCTTGGAAATATGTACTCGAAAGACAACCAGTCTCCATCTTCAAACCAGATGGAATGAAGGCTTCAGATTGATTCACCAAAGGCACGAAATCACCATCAAGAGCACACTTGGCACAAGGCAATGTATACAATGAATGGTGTTCACAATGTTTCTGATTGTGAAGATCTGTGGAAGAAGATACTATCTCCTCCTGAAGAGCAAAATATCCAGGTGTGGTGTTTTCCAAATAGTCGATTAAATCAACAATGGAAGCACCTTTCTTAACCGGACGAATGCCCCACAAATCTTGCATTTCATGACCCACAACTCGTTTCACATCAACAACTCCTAGGTCAATATCCCAGGCATCAGGCATGGAAGTCTTCGCGAATTTAGGAGGAAGTCCACCGGTAGGTCCAGTAGAATCCTTTCGCAAAGCGACATCAATCACAAGATCGAATCTTCGCATAATCGAAGCAGGGTTGACCGAGAATAGAGATGCATGCAAATCTTTGGTGTTGGTTGTAACAACGACCAATTTACAACGAATATCCATTTTGCCCTTTTTGTCCGCTTCTGGACTAAGAGCACTACAGTGCATGTTGTTGATAAATTGAATCAAAACGAATAAAGGATTGCCATCAGCCTTCTCAGGCTTGGTATTTCCCATATCATCAAAACATACGCAAATGTGTTGTGATCGAAAATCGGATTGATATTTGTCATTACCATTGATCGTGCATGAATACTCTTT